AATGATAAAGATGAACCGCCCGATCCTGGTTATCGTAAACATGAGATTCAACCAGAAGATCAGTCTTGGAAATTGAGGCGTAAATGAGTAGACTTGAATTTGCAGATACAGCAGTAAAGATTCCAACAAACCCGAGTAAATGGAATATAATTCCAATACACAGTTCCGATCGCGCGAGTTTCAAGTTTTGCAGACGAGCATGGAAATGGTCAAGTCCTAATCAGTTCAACTTAATTCCTATGGCTAGTGTCTACGGAGTTGAAAAGAACTTATGGTTTGGGACTGGAATTCATTATGCACTTGAAAGGTATTACAACCCCGTTATTCAGGAAGATCCTTCTGTTGCTTGGGAAACGTGGTTTGACTTACAATGGAAGGGTGGTATCATTGATGAGAGCGAGTTAAAGCAATTCGCTGATAGAAATCCACAGCCAGTTCAGCAGAGTCAGACAAATGTGCCTAATTTAGCGGCTATATCAAATGATATTGTTCTTGTAGATGAGCCTACACAGTTCTATAGAGTAGATGGTCTAAAAGATATTTTGCCTGATAGTGCATTCAATGAAGAACTATTTATGAGTATGCGTGAAACTGGCGTAGGTATGATGAAGTTCTATCATGACTATAGTAAAGAACATGATAACTTCAAAGTGATTCTAACTGAGCACGATTTTAGTGTTCCTGTTCTTAATGAACAAGGTAAAGTTCTCTACCGAGTAGATAATCGTAAAATGCCAGAAGATTGGGAACCTGATTTTGAGGCTGAAAATGTATTTGGGCCTCTAATGCGAGAATCAGGCATAAAACCTATAATTAGCAACTATCCATTTTTAGAAAAACAAGTGCATGTTCGTGGTCGTATGGATATTATCATTCAAGAATTAGAACATGGCCGGTTTGGAATAAGAGACTATAAAACGACGAGTAAACTTGATGAGGATTACTTTCGTCACATGGAATTAGATGAGCAATCTACATCGTATCTGACATTTGGTGAGATTGAAGCAAAATTACTTGACTTGGAGTACGACGAGTTAGAGTTCATTGATTATATCGGTTTGTATAAAGGATACCCAAAACCGCCGACAGTTTTAAAGAATGGACTTCCTAGTCTTTCTCGCACTACCGAAACTACAACCGCAAAGATGTTTGAAGATTTCATCGTAGAAAATGGGTTGAAACCAATCTACGATCTTGATGAAAAGATGCAAAACTATTATGCCTGGTTACTTGAAACTGGTGACAAACGATATATCAATATTAAACCAGAATGGCGTAATAGACATCAAAGATGGAATGCAATGATTCGCTTATATTATGAAGCTCTTGATATGTTATCTGATCCTGTGCCATATCCGAATCCAACTAAAAATTATGCTTGCTTGAATTGCAGGTTTAGAACACCTTGCATTCAAGCTGAATCAGGTGACGATTACCAACAGACATTGAAAGATGGCTATGTTCCTAATTGGGATAGGTGATTTGGTAAATATGGCCGAGTTCTGTCATGAATGTACCGAAGGATTATTTGGTGAACAATATGCACCATTTAATGATTTTATTGATACTAATTTAGCTGATGATGAAATGCAAACTGTTCTTTGTGAAGGTTGTGGATACATTCATGTAGATAACAAAGGACGTAAACTTTATTGGAGCGGAAAAATGAATATACCTAACGAACTGTGTCCTCATGGTGTGAAATGGGATCAATGCAGAATAGTGGTTCACAAAGAAAAGAAATACATTGCATATGTTGCCCAATTAAATTTTCACGGAGTTGGTGAATTTATTGCTCAATTTCAAGAAGGTGATGCATCTAGTGAATATGTAAAGGACTACATACCAACTTGTAATACTTGGGCTAAGATTGAAAGGTTGTTGACACCATGAGTGTACTTGATTGCTCTGATAGATTCGCAAGAACACAAACTGCGTGTATTACTAACAATCCTAAAATTGAGGTTAATCAGTATTGGATTGCTTATCTCGATGACGGATCTATTGGTCGCAGACTGCGTATTCTTGCTCCCCATCCTGATGGTGGATGGATAATTGCAGAAGCAACAGGAGGTAAACTTAAAACAGGTAGAATGGTTGGTGAACCTAGTTTTTGTCCTGAATTTAATCTACGATATGTATTTGAGTTGGAGAAATCATGAGTAGTGGAACTCCTTTGTCGATGGAAGATATTGGTGCTCTGCTTGCGCCTAAGAGTAAATCTGCACAGGTGCAATCGCCGCACGCTAGACCATTACAAGCTGGTTTGCTTCAATGGATGGATGAGACGGATAGATGTGCTAGTAGGGGTTGTGGAAGTCCTACTCTTATCCGTGTTAAAGGTGTACCATATTGTACCTCACATGGATTGAATTTTATCAATCAAGAGTATATGAAGCTGGATGGCACGTACGAACGACTCAATATTAATGATTGTTCTTGTAATGCTGGAAGGCACTCATTCAATAATATACATACGGAAGATTGTCCCGTATTCACTTCGATAAAGGAACAGCGTGACAATAGCTCCAGCAGCGGCAGTTGAGTCGCAGGTCGTATCGACCGCTCCTTCTCTTAAAGACCTTATTGGCGCATTTAATCCTGATGGAAGTGTTAACTGGTTAAACTTGCTCCTGTATGGTGAGCCTTCTGCTGGAAAGACCTACTTTTTTGGTAGTGTTGTTGATTGGCCGGAGGAGTTTCTCCCTGCACTCCTTATTGATATTGATGGTGGTTGGGAAACTTTGAGGCATAAAAGTGAGATTGATATTTCTCCACCAATTCGTACTATTGAATCTTTGACTAACCTATATAACACATTATCTGCAAATTATTCAAAGGGTGATAGGTACTATAAAATTATTGGTCTTGATAATATCTCTGAATTGCAGAAGATGGATATGAATGAGGTTATGAGAGAAGCCAAGAGAACTGCAAACAACCCTGAGAAGGTAGATGTTGATGTTCCTTCTCAGCGTGAGTGGGGTAAGAATGGCGAGCGGATGAGAAAGATTATTCGTGCTTACCGCGATCTGCCGTGTCATACTATTTGCATGGCTCACTTCTCTGAACGAGAAGATAAGATGACAAAGATTGATAGAATTTGGCCTGGTATGCCGGGACAGATGAGACACGAGATACTTGGATTTTTTGCAGTTGCTGGTTACCTATCTGTTTATGAAGAAGGAGGTGAAATCAAGAGACAGATTCAATTCAAGAAAACAAAGAAGGTTCAAGCAAGAGATCGTTTCCAAATCTTGCCTGATGTAATGCTCGATAATCCTACATTGCCTCAGATATGGAAGATTATCAAAGACAGTGGTGCGAAGATTAAAGATGATTCCACCATTAGTGCATTGCAAGCTGCTTCAATTACTCCAACTTCAACTACCTAACTTAGGAGCTAACATAAATGTCTGATATTCAGCCTGAGTTTCCTGCAACGCTTGATCTGTCTACTGCTGATACTCGTGGTAACTTCATGGAAAATGGTTGGAAGGACGCTATTGTTACCGAGGTAACACCTCTTTTTACTGATAATCCGAATGGCAAGATGCCAGTTGGTACTCCCGGTATAAATGTGACTTTCACAATCGACGGTGGTAAGTATAACGACCGCAAGGTGTGGAATCGTTATTGGTTCCCGCCGTCTGATTATAACCCAGAGGCGCGTGAAAAGACGCTTAATATTCTCGCGCGATTCTTGAAGGCTCTCGGCCATACTGATGAAGATATCAAGAAGCCGGACTTCAAGCTTGATCCTGAGGATATGATTGGTAGTGAGGTTCAGGTTAATACCAAGTACGATGAAGAGTACGATAACAACAAGGTGTCGAATGTTAGGGCTAGGCAGGAAGGTAGTGCAACAACTTCCGGGCCTGGCGTACTCTAAATAATTAAAGATGCCTATCGACGCATAACACCACCCGCTTACAAACGGGAAAGGGTGGCTTAGATAGGCTGTGGGGCATATCAGGATAGGTACTCACACAATAACGGGCTGATATGAGCTAGTGGGGCAAGGCTAGCACTAATTCAATAAGGAGTAGATATGAGTGAAGTAGAAGTAGAGGAAGAAGGTAATCTCTCTGATACAGATTCTTCAGCGCAAGAAGCAGAGCAGACTGTGGAAAATACAGAAGATACAAGAAACAAGGAAGCAGAATACATAGAAGAGTAATTGAAGGACGGACTTTACCAAGTAACAACAAGTTATTTATGTGCTGGTTTTGTGGTGGAGGATGGGCGTATTATTGCTTGTGCGCCCATCCTTCGTCGCAAGATCAATTACTGGATAACTATTGCAAGGAGAATAGATGACATATATAGATGATTTAGTTGAATATGCATATCTCACTATTGAAGATGTTAAAGAGGCAATGCAATATATTCGCAAAGAAATACGCGATAAATTAGCAGAAGGGCCAGTACCGTATAGATGGGACTGTGCAGTTTGTCAAGCTTTTGGTGCTAAAGCCAATGCAGTAGTTAAATATGAAACGTTCACCAAAAACGAATTAATAGTTTGGATCTATCACGAATTGCCAAAGGCTAATTTTAGATTTCGGGATCAGAACTTTTATGGTAAGGGTGCAGATGATATATATTTACGTTGCATAGAAACGTATCGTGCAGCGGGTTGGGAAGGTGAAGCAGAGGAACCAAATGCAACTGGTACCTATATAAAACCATATCGCGGACGAGAACGTTATGAATAAGTTGCCCTACGATCGTAAGGTATTACTAACTGTACTAATCTATCATTCTAGAACAGAAACTTCTGGCTGTCATTGTGGGTGGGCTGAACTTGGTAAATCATATGCAGACCATGTAGCAGACGTTTATGAACAATCCGTAACCGCACGTTTAAAATAACCGCGAAAGGCTTTAGTGTCAAGTGTAGCACAAAGTAACCGCCAGCTAAGGGTTCAGTTCTTCGATTACCTATTTGGTGATAAGGTTAACGGCTACTTGTGTATTGCAACCGCGCATAAGGATAAGTCAGGTTTCAAAGAAAATTGGTTTTACTGGCCTACAGAACGGCAGACTATTTCGGGTTTTGTAGATTCAGTTGCTCACACACATAATGTGTGGTTTTGTGTAAATTTACTAGATAAAGAAAAACGGATAAAAGAGAATGCGTTGCCTTCTACGTTTGCTTGGGCAGATTTAGACGAAGTTGATCCTGCGGAAGTAATGCCTACTCCGACTTGTGTATTGGAATCGAGCGAAGGACGTTATCAAGCATTCTGGCGCATAGGTGGAGATCCTATACCTGCCGCAATTGCCGAAGATTATTCCCGCCGGCTGGCTTACTCAACTGGCGCAGATAAATCAGGTTGGGATATCACGCAACTATTGCGTGTTCCATGGACGTTAAACTTTAAATACGACCCACCTGTGCAAGTGAAACTTCTTGCTATTCTGAATGATACTTATGATGCGACTGAGTTTGATAAGATTACCCCTGTGCTGGATACTGATACTGATATTGTCAGCTCTGAACAACAGTATCCACAACAAGAGAATTTACCTGGTCTAGATGAAACATTAGCTCATTATAAAGCACTTGGCAGGATTGATGGGGAATTCGCGAAACTATATTCTATAGCTCCAGATAGTAATGCTGACTGGTCTAGAATTCTTTGGCGATTCATTAATAAATGCTTTACTATGGGTATGACCGAAGATGAGATTTATGTAGTAACTGGATCTGCGGCTTGCAATAAATACACAAGAGATAATAGACCAGCTACCTATCTCTGGCGAGATATCAAAAAAGCAGGTCAGGAACATAAGCAGTATGAAATACTTGTTACTGGTAAAGTTGAAATAATTAAGATGCCACATTTAGTTGATTTTGATGAATTTGAGGAAGATACCTTTATTAAGGATTACAAGACGTGGGCGAATAATGCTACCGATGCACCAGAACAATATCATGAACTTGCCTGCTTCATTGCTTTATCTTCGGTTATTTGTTCGGGACTTTTTCTTGCAGTTCATTGGGGTGAGATTGTACCTAATATATGGGGGCTTGTGCTAGGTGAGAGTACATTGACGAGAAAAACTACGGCGATGCGTCTTGCAGTTGATATGCTCAAAAGTATTGATGATAATATCATTCTCGCAACGGATGGATCAGCGGAGGGACTTCTTACTGGTTTATCTACTAGACCAAAACGTGTTTCAGTTTTCTGGAAGGATGAAGTGAGTGGGCTTTTTGACTCCATTAATAGAAAAGACTACCTCGCAGGTTTACCTGAGACTCTTACTCAACTCTACGATGCTCCGAAAGTCCTTACTCGTCTTTTGCGTAAAGAGACTATCACTATTAGCGAACCCTACTTCATCTTTTTTGGAGGGGGTATACGCGATAAGGTTTACTCGCTCCTTAACGACGAATACATACTCAGCGGATTTTTACCAAGATTCCTCGTCGTATCCGGCGAAAACGATCTCGCTCGTTTACGGAGAACCGGGCCTCCAACAGTACAATCTACAGAACGTAAAGATAATGTCATTAGATCCCTTGCTGATCTTAGGGAGCGTTATATTGTTCAGTCAATTAAAACACAAATTGCTGGACAAGAAGTAGATATACCTGGCCCAAGAGTTGAAGCAAAGCTAAGTGATGCTGCATGGTCGTTCTATAATGAAATTGAAGATAAGTTAACGAATGCTGGCACTGATTCTGATATCTCTATGTTAGCTTTGCCTACCTTAAGCCGTCTTTCATTTTCTTTGTTAAAGATGAGTTTATTAATAGCAGCTTCTAGACGATTACCCAATTCTGCGGGTTATTTGGAAGTTGAGGTAACAGATGTTAAACAAGCTGCATTTTACATCGAGAAGTGGGGACATTATAGCATTGATTTGTTAATGAATGCAGGACGATCTATGACAGAACGTATGGTAGAAAAAGCTATGGCATCCCTTCGCAGGAAGAATGGAATGACTAAAGCAGAATTTATGCAACGTCACCACTTAAACGCTAGAGAAGCTAAAGACCTTATTGAAACACTCTACCAACGAGGGTTGATTAACGTACAGAAACATGGCAGAGGCGAAAGGTTGTATATAGTATGAGTGTACCAGAAATGAATGGTAGCGGTATGCAAGTTCCACAGGATATTCCTTGGGATGAAGATAACCCACCTGTGCTATTTAATTGTAGTAACATGCGTTTTCATGAAAATAATTGTGATAAAACTTGTGGAGAGATGGAAGTTACGAAGGCAAAAGTTGATTTGATTAATGAGGGTCTTGCGTTTGCTAGAGCTGGAATGCAATGGAGAGGCGTTCCTGCTACTTTAGCCGGTGTTCTCCCTATCAATGGTATCGCTGTTGAACTCTTTGATATACTGTGTTGGGTTGAGCTTCTTCGTGATAAATTCCTTGAGCTTATTGGTACTGATATTAGTGACTTCGATGAAGACTTTGCTATTTACAAGTTCAACAAGATGCATGATTTACGTATGCAAGCTGAGGAAATTGTTAGAAAAAAGAGACTTGCAGATCAATTTGGTATTGTAGAAAAGAAAGTTCTAGGACCTGATGGACGACCAATTTAAACAATGCCAGCTCTAGGACAAAGACAAGAAAGATGTAAACGCGGGCATTCTAACTGGCGTGTTGGAAAAAATGGTAAACGACGATGTAGGATTTGTGATAATGATCGAACTTGGTATTATAAAAGAGGGCTAAAACTTGCTTAACGAAGCAACTAAATATGATGAAGGCAAACCTCGTTGGGATCTCTGGAGTCCTGATGCTTTAGAAGCTACAGCCGCAGTATTAGCTTTCGGAGCGAAGAAATACGAAGAGCATAATTGGACTAAAGGTATTAAATACAGTCGTGTATTTAGAGCACTTCTTGGGCATCTATGGGATTGGTATAGAAAGCGCAAGAACGACGAAGAGACAGGTTTACCGCATTTAGCACATGCCATGTGTTGTTTAATGTTTCTTCTTCATTACGAATGTAACAGACGAAAATACAGAATTTTCGATGATAGGCCATGACATAATGAATAGTAGAGAGTATGATAATTTATTTCCAGATTTGCAAAATCTTCAAAAGAATAGTGAAATTGTATATGAATTCATTAAAGAAAATCCTAATTGCTCTCGTTATGAGATTTTAGTTGCTATACATTTTCCCCTTCATTATTTTAATGAAGCAATTAACTATCTAATAGTTTCTGGAAAAATAAAAATTACCAAGAGCTCAGATACTTATATAATTTTTGATGACCGCCCCTAATACTCATAAATACCGCGATCCTGTAGAACGTTTGCACAGGGTAAGGACGGAGACATCTCGTTATCCGAATATGGAAGATCCAGAACTGGCAGCAGCATATCGTTCTTTGCAGTTAGAATGGCTCAGACAGTATCCGGAGTACAAAAAATTAATTAAGCAAAGACTTCACGAAGCAGCCAAAAGATCAAATAAGTTAATGGAACGCATGGAAAGAGATTATAAAGAAGTAGACCATTTAGGTAGGGAGATCGATCCTTGTGGATAAGCCAACAACGACAGCAGAATTTAAATCTAAGTGTGCTGCTTGTGGTGATTGGATTAACGAAGGAGACACGATAGTTAAAAACGAAGATGACGAATGGATACACGAGAATTGCGATGAGTGATTCATTCGCACTTTGTGGTAACTGTTACCAAATTAGTCCATACAATGAGTGGAAAGGTTTTAATTGGGATGATGAGTACGAGCACATTGTCCCATCGAATGATGATCCAACTTTCTCTGCCTGTCCAAAGTGTAATTATCATCATATAGATGATGACAGTGATCCGGGAGTTTGGGAAGGTTCGTTTGAACAAATGCTTTTCAAAGTTATAGAGTTAATTGCCGATGATTGAACGTAAGCATCCATTAGCTGAGTGCGAAAAATGCCCACTCGTGGGTGCTAGATGTGCTCCAACATACGGTGATCCTAACTCACCTATTGCTTTTGTATCTCGCTCTCCTGGTCAATATGATGTTGCTGTTGGTAAACCATTTGCGAATCAGAAGGGTGCTGGTGCCGTATTAGATCATCTACTTGGAAGGTATGGAATAACTCGTGAGCAAATCATCAGTACCAATGTTGTTTTATGTAGATCCGATGACCCACCTAAAGACGCAATTGCGGCTTGTAAACCTCGCTTGGAAGCAGAGATTGCTAACTGTGATCTCATCGTTGCCGGAGGAACTGAGGCAACGACGGCTCTTACTAAATATCGAGCTGTATTTACTGCAAGACCGTTTAATCATACAAGAACATCGAGCACAGGCAAAACTCAGAGAGTTATTGTAACCAACAATCCAGCAATTGTAGTAAGAGATAGTGACAAATATCCTGATATGGTGGAGGATTTCGGCCGCGCGTTTGATCCTCCACCAGAACCAGTTTTTCCTGATGTGGAGATAATCAATGACAGAGATAGAGGCATTGATACAGTCAAAGACTGGATCGCAAATGCACCTGAACTTCTCTCGTCCGATCTTGAGTGGCGATCAACAACTAACGAGCCAGTTTGTGCTGGATTCGCTGCAAGAGGCGAGAAAGCTGTTGTATTTGGTCTGGGAGCAATTAGCGATGGAGAATTCAGACGATGCCTTAAAGAATTTTATAATAGCGGTAGAAGGTTCATATGGCACAATGGAAAAGCTGACACTAAAGTTCTCAGTTTAGCTGGAATTGATGTAGACGTTCACGAGGACACGTTCATTCAGTCGTATGTTCTTGACGAGCGGCCAGGTTATCATAGCTTAGAGTATCTATTATCTACGAGATTCGGGTGGCCCGACTATGAACCTAAAAGTGTTAA